TAAGCCAGTCCTGCATCTCATCGAGCCAGACCATGAGGAACTAAAGGCGATGGGCAAGTGGCCGTTGCCTAGTCCATTCTTTGCCTACCACGTTAGCAGTTCTGGTCCGACACGTACCTACCCTCCAACGATGGGGCAGGAGGCGGTGCTGGCGTTGCTGGAAGCCTACCCCAAACATCACGCTGTTATTATCGGGCTAGACAACTCAAACAACTTTAAGGTGGATCATCCGCGAGTGATTGACTTGTTTAACTGCACCAAGTCTGTGCGATCGCTGTTCCCGATTATCAGCGGGGCTGACTTTGTTGTCGCGCCAGATAGCTCAGTCAATCACATGGCTGCTGGGTTGGATACGCCTTGCATTTCATTATGGGGGAGCTATCATCCAGATTGGAGGGTTAAGTATTACCCAAGGTCATATCCATTATATGCGCCCGAAGTATGCCCGCACGCTCCATGCGCTCCTCATGCTGGACTGCCACAATCCAAGTGTAAGGACGCATCAAATAAAACAAATAGAACTCAATTTTGGTGCAACGCCTTGAGAAACATATCGGCAGATATGATTGTTGGGGCAGCCAAGAAAGTATTTGAAGATAATGAAAAACAAGAATTGCCCACACTGCAAACAAATAAAGCCAATATCTGACTTCTCTAAAAGAAGCGATTCAAAGCTTGGACTGATGTCATGGTGCAGACCATGCAATGGTAGTAAGGTTGAGAAATGGAGGCTTAATAACAAGGAAAAGTGTTACGCAAGTATGCTCAAGTGGAAGCGGAAAAACAAGGCAAAGGTATCGGCTATACAGAAAAGATACAGATCAAACAACCCGCTAAATGTGCGGTCAACTAAAATGGTTTGCGAGGCCAGATCAAAGTCATTAATAAAAAACTTGCCGTTTAACATTGATTTTCAATATGTTTATAATTTGTGTAAAACTGGTAAATGTGACATAACTGGCATTGAGTTTAACACGAAAAGCGGGAAGAACCCATACTCTCCAAGCCTTGACAGAATAGTTCCTGAGTTGGGATATATAAGGGGGAATGTCAGGGTAATACTTTGGGCTTTAAATGCGTTTAAAAATAAATGGTCTGATTCTGAAATTTATCCCATTGCAAAACAATTTTGTAAGTCATATGAAGAAAGGCTTAACAATCCGACGAATGGTACGCAGAGAGATTCTGCGGCTGGTGTCCTCAGTGTGTCCACCACTTGAAACAAAGTCGGTTTGATTTTTAATATGAAGACAGCATTAAAAAGCATGGATTGGCTTGGAAGATCCAAGGTTTATATAGCCAAGGATAATGCAATGAGTGGCTTCTATAAAATTGGATGCTCAAAAGATCCAGACAAAAGATGCGCAACAATAGGGAGTGGAGATTGTTCGGTTATTTATAGCTCACATCCAGATTATTGTAACGGCACAGAAGTACACGCTCATAATTTATTAGACAATCGAAGAAGAACTTGGAAGGGTTCTGGAAGAACTGAATGGTTTGAGTTGTCTGAATTTGAGGTTGGCATAGTAAAGGAAATGATTGAAAGCCATAGTAAATATGTTTCACTAATGAGAAGGTACGATGAATTAAATCGTAAATTTACAATTGCTATTGATATATTAAAAGAAGCGCAACATTGGATTAGACCAAAATTTACTAATGCGCTTATTAAGAAATTGAAGTTGATGGTAAATGACAACCGCACAACGGCAAGCTGAAGAGATCGTAGGCCAAGTGGATTGGCAGTCCGACAATCACGGGCTGTGCAAGTGCCCAGGTGAAGCTGCACATACCAGCCATACCCGCATCCGTGATACAACGGTGTTCGTAGATGGCGCGCCGACTATCTTCTGCTGGCATACTTCCTGCACGCCGTATCGTGATGAGGCCAACCGCAAGCTGCGAAGAGCTATAGGTGGCGATGTGCTTTACAAGCCAGTCAACATCATGTCGGGTGGCACTGCTACGCCCAAGTTAGTCATCAAGAAAGATCCGCACGCCGAGGTGTTGGATAGGATTAAGACGATTGCCGAGTCAAACAAGCAACGATACTTAACGCACTACAATTGGGATCCAGCGGATATGTTTGAGGAGAGTCCAGTAAAGCTGGGTGATCCAGCGCAGGACTATCACTTGTTCTTATCTATGTTTAATGTCGCTGATAATATATGGATTGGGGATGTCAAGGACAGTGGCAGGCATCCGCAGAACTTTAGGTCAGCTTGGGATTGGAAGAAGTTAGACGAGCCAATCGGGCAGTACACGACTGGTGCGACCTACAAGCTGGATACGGTTAGCAGATCCAATGACACCGTTGAGCATAGGGTGTTCTTGGTTGTCGAGTCGGATGTATTAAGCAAGCCAGAGATGGGCGCGGTGTTCCAATTGATGCGCGATTTATTCAGCATGAAACTACACGCCGTTGTCGATACTGGCGGAAAGAGCTTGCATGGTTGGTTTGAGATGCCACCAAAGAATGAATGGGTGGATCAGTTAAAAGCTTTTCTTATTCCGTTAGGATGCGATCCTGCAACATTCAAGCCCAGTCAACCCGTTAGGATTCCTGGGGCAAAAAGAAACGACAAGATGCAAAGCCTGCTTTGGTTTTGCAAAGGAGGAAAATGATAGAACCAGCCGTAGCACTTGGTATCAAACCCAAGACCGATGAGTGGCCGCCGATTAAATCTTATGCACAACTTATTAAGGAAGACCTGCCAGCACCAGAGACGTTAATTGAGGGAATGCTGCATAGAGGCGGGAAGATGTTGTTGGGTGGAGGAAGCAAGGCGTTCAAGAGTTGGAGCTTAATTGACCTAGCCTTATCGCTACACGCTGGCGTGCCTTGGTGGGGGCAACAGTGCAAGATGTCGCGGGTGTTGTTTATCAATTTCGAGATCCAAGAGTGGAGTTTCCGCAATCGGTTGGCTGATGTTGTCAAGGCAAAAGGACTGGAAGACAAGGCCGATGACTTTGATACATGGACGCTGAGAGGTCACGCTGCCGACTTGACTCTCATCCGACCGATGATCGAGAAGCAGATTGAAGGCAAGGGCTACCAAGCTATCATCCTAGATCCAAACTATATGCTGATGGGTGAGAGGGATGAGAACAGCGCGGGTGATATGTCAAGCCTGATGAATGAGTTTGAATACCTAGCCACACGCCACAATCTGTCGATCATCCTATCACACCACTTCAGCAAGGGTAACAAGAGTGGGTCAGAGTCGATTGATAGGTTCAGTGGAAGCGGGGTGTTTGCCCGCAATCCAGATACGTTGGTCGTTCTGACTGCCCACGAGGAGGATGAGAAGACTTATACTTGTGACATCACGCTGCGCAACTTCCCGCCAGTAGATAGCTTTGTAGTTCAGTGGCATTATCCGCTGTTCCAGGCTAACTTTGCGCTCAATCCAGATAAGCTAAAGAAGCCAGGCGCGCACAAGGCGGTTGACGATAAAAAGTTCCTAACCGAGATGGGGTCAAAGGAGTGGCAGGCGGGTGATTTATGCCGCCATATCATCGAAAAGCTGGAAGTATCAGAATCTACCTTTTATCGCTATCTTAAACGCCTTCACAAGGCCAAGAAGATACTGTCTGACAATGGCTTGTATACTGCCAATCAGACTACTTTCTAATCTACTTTCAAGTTACTATCATTTATAGAGCAGTCAGACTCCTTATAATAATAAGGAATATTACGCGAAGGAAAGTAGGGGGAAGGACTCCTTAGTCCGTCCTCCCCCCATACCACTACGTTCTTTCCGTAGCGTGTTCGGGTAATCAGAACAAAGAACGAAAGCTGGGCAGGGTTGGGGTAGGCTGGCTGGCTCAGACATCCTCACACCTGCCAAAGAACGAAGTTGGTTATCAGGTGGGGGATGTGGTACAATGCCGAAATGAACAAAGCCAAGCCAGGTCTATACGCCAACATCAACGCCCGCCGGAAGGCTGGGACTAGCCGCCCTAAATCTAAAAGTACCATCAGCCCCCGCACTTGGCGGATGATGAAGGCTAAGAGGGGCGGTTTTGCAGAGTGATCGGGAGCAACTGAAGGCGAGCCATAAGTTTATCGGCCTACTTCAGCGAGAGAATGCTCAACTACACGGCGTACTGAGGCTACTAGGGCAACTTGTAGACGATATGAATGCGAATTGCTCCTATGAGGTCTTCGAGGCACAGTGGAATGGGCTGACGGAGCAAGTGAAGAGGCTGTCAGGCTTCTTTGAGAGCCACCAGAAGGCACTACAATCGCTTCAGGACTCGATTCCTGATGATTTTGACACTGATGAGGTAGATGACCAATGAGTACACAAGATTTACCCTGTAACAGCCCAAGGCGTACCCCTGGAGGACCAAAGAAGTTCGTAGTCAGGGCTTGCAAGGGTGGTGAGAGCAAGACAATCCGCTATGGCGATCCCAAGATGACTATAAAGAAGAGCAATCC